GACTGAATAGTGCCAAGAATGGTTGCATATCGAATCTTATCAATAAGTTGTGGTGCTTGATCGTCTGGACGAACAGCAATAGTAGAAAGATTACAGAATTGATTTGGTCGTAGAATAATCTCAGAACATGGATTTGTACCAAATGCATAGTTCTTATCTCGACCAGCTCGTTCTGCTAAAGCACGCATAGATTCACGATTACAAATACCACGCTCACCTGAGCGGCTATTATAAAGAGAAGACCATTCATGCAAGAACATACCCATATCTGGTTTGGTTTCATAGACAGCTGAGTTATTAGCCAAGCTTCTACGACCATTGGTTTCCCACCAAGGACCAGACTTAGCATGGGCCATTTCGTTATCGGACAAATCTGATAAAGAAATTAACGCAGATCGACGTACACCACCTGAAATGATTGACTCTGCAATTTGACAAACAAGATCATGTACCTCTAGTGACTTAAGTTTACGACCCTGAGCATTATGGAATACCTTAGCAGTAAACTTAATCAACTTTACATATGGTTCTGGACCTGATGCTCTGCCACCAAAAGTTTTAAGACGAGCACCACTTGGCCGTATTTTGCTTACGTCCATGTTAAAATGCTTACCGTTGTAGAGTTCGTCAATAAAACGCTTATAGGCATCTGCCCAGCCTTCTCTGGAATCTTCTACAACAATAGACTCATCTACCTTAGTAATGGTATTTGCAATGGTTGGTAGTTGATTGACATTATCCTTTTCAACTGAGAACCCAACCCCAGTACCACAGGCTAAAGTGTACAGAATATTTGATAGGTCTTGGGTATTCTTAATAGCAATATAACAGCAATTGTAAGCTGCCACATCGTCCTTATCAAGAGCAGGTCCTGCGGTCATTAAAGCCCGCATAGAACCAAATACTTGTAGATCTTTCATCATATCCTTAGCTTTATGAAACTCTAGCCAATCTTCATTTGGCAGGATTTCTTTAAGGTTTAGTCTCTTAGTTAAATAATCAAAGTAACGATTAACAGCCTCATTCCAAGACTCTCGTCTATTCTTTTCTGGAATCCATCGACAATACTTATCAATGGCGGTAAACTCTTGTAGTAACTTACTCATCTCTTATGACTCCCTTCTCTAAGTCCAAAATGTTTCTAACTCCTTGGTTATTTGGACTCCAAAGGTTAATTTCAGACGTTTCTTTGTTATAGTCCCCTGTTCTTAGGATGCGTACACACCTAGCTTGAGACAGGGCAAAATCTTTACGATACATTTCTAGTGGGCGTTTGTTTTCGGGACGCTTAGCCCAATCCTCGTTCTGGTACATGTCCATAATAACATTATCCCATTCTTCTTGGGGAGTGTTATCAAGGATTTTCTTAGCTTTAGCAGGACCAACCTTCCAAAGACCCCAGATATTATCTGTGGTATCTCCAGTCATCCACTGTTGATAAAAGTATTTATTTGCATCTTCTTCAGATACTTGAGTTGGTTCTGGTTCTTTATCTGGATTCCAGTGCCATCCAGGAACCTGACGAAGATCTTTATCTATAGTAACTCCAATTGCCCTACCTTCTGATACCAACATACCAATAAGGTCATCGGCTTCTAGGTGATTTACACATCGTACTGTAGTGTTTTGAACATTGTAAATACTTTCTAAAGCAACTCCCATAGAATCTGGAGATTTATAATCATCACGATGTTGTTTATAAGCTGGCCAGAACATTCTACGATAATTATGAGATCTAGGACAAGACATAGCAATAAATACTGTGTCTACTCCTGGAGGAGTCCAGTTCTTAATATCAAGATTAATACGACTTGGGAGATCTTCAATACCTTCTGAGTCAGCCCAGAAAGCAGCACGATAAGCAATAATATCACCGTCTAGAATAGTTTCAGTCGGTTTCACTAGAGTCTCCTGATTCTATTTCAGTTAGTTCAAGGTAGCCAATATCTAACCATTCTTTAACATTCTTTTTTACATACTTTTCTAGTTTCTTAAGTGATTCACCATTGTAGATTAGAATATCAAACAAATCAACATAATTGTTTGCTTGAGATCCATCTAACATTTGATCATAATTATTAGCTAAGGTTTCGCTTTCATGGTTGCGCCACTCAGCATCATGTTCAGGTAATAGTCGATCATCAGGATGAACAAAGATTTGAGTAGCTACAAGATTACGACCAAATGCAAGTTCATTCATGTAACGAACATCATCTTGAATAATAACATATTCAAAGTCTGGTCGGATATACTGTTTATTATCAATCTCTTTGAGCATGTATTCTTGGATTGTTTCAAACGTTCTAGTAATCCAATAATCAGGATCTTCTGCTCGTTTGGAATCACCAAGTTCTTGGCAATATTCACGATACTTACTTGAATCTGTTTCTTTAGTTATTCCTTGTTCTTCTGCTGATTGCTTAATAGCAGCAGCAAAAGGAAGAATAACGGGATTATAACCAAGATCAATAGAATACTTGGCAATTAAATGGGCAAGAGTAGTTTTACCTACTCGGCCCTTACCACTAATTTGAATAATTCTCATTATGAATCTCCTGCCAATGTCGAATAATATAACCTAATCCAATTTCACCACGATTGTATTCAATTACAATGGGATGATTTGGATTACTAGCTATAAACTCGTTTACTTGACGCATAAAGTATACTGGATCACTCATCGTCACCCCATACAATTTTTAACATCTGGTAGAATGTAAACAACAAAAAACCAATAGCCACCCACACCAAAATATCTTTCATTTCTTAGCTCGGTTTGTTGATTTACTAACAACCCGAAGATTCTTCTTAGAGTTGTTTCTTGGGTTTCCATCAACATGGTCAATATCTTTTCCATCACCTTTCTTTACTCGACCATCTCTTGTAGCCTTTCGGCGTACTTTATTACGATGAGCACGGTCTTTCTTAGATTTAGTTGATGATTGAAACTTTTCATATTCGTCTTTATAATCTCGTGACATTAGTGTGTCTCCGACCAGTTAGAGCCAATTTTATATTCTGCTTCAATTAGACAATTACACTTTAGGAGTTCTCCTGCAGTGGTTGCTGAATCGCAGAGGATCTTACCAACTTTATGAGCTATATCTGGATGACATTCAATTTGCAGTTCGTCATGTATAGATGCAACCCAATTAAATTTATTTTCACCAATCTCAAGCCGTAGTCTTTGATCTGCTATGCAAGCCCAAGCCTTAGCAATGTGGGCACCTGAGGATTGAAGTAAAGTATTCAGGGCAGCATGTTCCTTACGGACAAAGACAGGTCGCCAGTTAAACGGCTTGACATACCCTTTGTCTAAGGTATCAAATCTACAATTTTCAATTAGTTTTTTAAGTCCAGGAATATTACTGAGTAGTTTGTTTTTAGTCTGTCTAGCTTTATGGGTAGAACAACCTATAGTTTTCCCAAACTTCTCATCACCACCACCGTAAAGGAAGCAATAAATTGCGGTTTTAGCTGTGTTACGGGAGTCAAGTTCCATAGCTTTTTGGTTATGGGTGTGAATATCTCCTTCACAAACTTCTTTAGCATATGAACCGTTATCAAACGGATACAGATAATGAGCAAGCATTCTTAGTTCTAGACCCTTTAGATCAGAACCCACCAGTGACCATCCTTCTTGTGGAATAAATAATGCACGAGCGCGAGGATCAGAATGTACTTGTTGAATATTTGGTTCTTTACTAGACATACGACCAGTTACAGCACCTAGGGTATTGATATAAGCATGGATACGCTTATCTCTACTACGCTGTGCTCGACCAATCCAATCAGATACTTGACTCATTAACTTGATAAGATCAAAGTAACGACATAAGGTTTTGGTTTCTGGGTATTTTAGCTGAGATAGAACTTCATGGTCCACTTTGGGGTTTCCCTTATCGGTGGTTGGTGATTCCCAGTTATATTTCTCTTTGAGACGTTCTGCGATTTGTTGTCGAGAACCTGGATTGAATACTTCAATTTTATCTTTGAGTCGTTTTCCTGTTTTCTCAGAATGTCTAATAATGATTCTGTCTGGGAAAATTTGTCGCATTTCATCTTCAATTTGAGATTTTTCAATCAGCAATTCCATTTCTAGGCTTTCCGCCTTATCCATGTTAAACCCAAACCCAGCTTCAACTTGTCGTTTGACTAAATCAGCAACAACATGTTCCATTCGGATAGCACGGTTGTATTGGACAAGATAGTTTTGTTGACTAAAGTATTCCCAAAGCTTATCCGTTACAGTAGAATCTTGAATACAATATTTACCCATATCTGCTGTATATTGATCCCATGTACCTTGGTAATCAATTTTTGCTTCATTTAGGTGTTTACCCCATGCCATTAGGGAATGAGATTGGTCTGTTGTAGGTGGGTTATCTCCATACATTAGACGGGAAATAATTAAGGTATCAATGGCTTGATCCCACGGTTTCTTATTAAGCGGGCCATATAGTCTTTCAATAAGTGGGATATCAAAAGCATAGATATTATGACCAATAATAAGATCTGCTTGTCGTAGCATTTCTACACCCTCAGTCATATTATCTTGTTCAAATAGAAACTTTTCTTTGGTGTTAATATCCATGATAGACATACACCAAATCTTTGTAGCTTCTGGTAAATAGGTATCTTTTTTACCAGCCATTACTTCATTAAGCCCATTGGACTCAATATCAAACACTAATTGCGTCGTAGCGATAGAGCACCTCTCCTTCTGGGGTTATTACAAATGGTACATCAATAAGTGTGGATGTTTGGTCGTTGTAAAACAAAGCCGTAGCAATGCCACGCTTACCACCTTTACGGTTCTTGAGTACGCGGATGTTGGTTGTGTTGCATGTTAATGGATCTGGATGTTGTGCGTTACGTTCAAGTGCAAACACGTTATCTGAGATCTGAGCAAGAGAGCCGGAGCCACGAAGATCATTGAGATTGATGCGATCACCTCCATCAACATTCTTATCTGTTTTCTTGATATGAGCAATGACGTGGAGGGTAACTCCTGTACGCTCAACCAATTCTCTTAGTTTCTTCATTACTGAGTCAAGAACTAGTCTTTCGTCGTTTCCAAAATCAGAACCACTAGATAGGAGCATATTGCCAAGCAAAGTAATGTGGTCAAGGAAGATGACTTTACAATCAAGACCAACAGCCATATACTCAAGACGATTGATGATATTAGAAATGTTAGCGTTGCCAATGTGATCATAAAGATATAAAGGCTTGCTAGAAATATCTGCTTTGGCTTCTGCATATTCTTTATCTGTTAGATTGTCTTCTACCATGTCAACGGTAGATTTGTTATTGGATTTGCGGAGTTCATTAAGTTGTCGTTGAGACATGATTTTACGAACTGGTTTGCTAATCTTAAGTGAGATAAGATCGTCTACAGTTTGTTCTGGAGATTCTTCAAGAAATACAGCACCAACTGCACGATTGTGATTGAGATGGTCCATTACGAGTTCTCTGATGATAGTGGACTTGCCATGACCTGTGGCTGATGTCCATAGATTTAGCCGTCCTGAATCCTGGCCAATCATAAATGTAGTTAAGGAGTCCCATGGATACTCATAGACGGTAACACTAGAGTTTTCGTTTTCACATACTACTTGTGAGACATGTAGGATTGAATCAGGTGAGAAAGCTTTTGCATTCCAATATGCTTGAAGCAACTGAGCAGACTCAGCGTGTACCAACATTTCATTTGGATCCTTGCGTGGTAAGGACATGATCTTAACTTTTCCAGGTGGCAATACTTCTGCTACATCCCGAGCAGCCTTTTGTCCTGGATCGTCCATATCGAAGCAAATGACAATGGTTTCAAATGATGATATATATTCATAATTATCTTTGATACACTTTACAGCTGAATTAACTCCATTTGGGATGGATACAACTGGGTATTTGTTCTCAAAGAGTTGGGCCATAGTAAGACAGTCAATGGCTCCTTCAGTAATGAGAATCCTCTTGCCACCACTAGGAAAGAGTTGTTGACCATAGAACTGGAGGTTTGATGTGTCTCCGATCCATGCAAACTTCTTACCGTCGTAACGGATGTGTTGAGCTTGTAGTGTGCCATCCGCA